GACTTAAACGTACAGTTAGATGAAAACGGAAGATTAACTGATGCCTCTGTACAAGCTATAGAAAAAAAGATAATAAGATTAGAAGACTTGGCTAAGGCTACAGCTATACAAACATTAGTTGAAGAGAAGTACGGAGAGGTTGTATTAAAGAGTTTAGAGATAGAGGAGGCTAATTCTAAGTTGAACGCTAAAATAGCTGAAGCAACAGCTCTTAGAGCTAAAGCAGATAAGGATGCTCTTGAAGGCGCTGTAAGTAGAGAGAATAGAGTTGAGCAAATGGCTTTAAGTGCAGAGAAAAGTGTGGACTTTATGGTTGATAAAGTTAAGGAGCTAACAAAAGAGAGAGGCAAGCAGCAAGAAGAAATAAGCAAGTTGATTAAAATGATTCCTAATATAGGGGATTTGTTTCCAATAAATCCTAAAGGAGGTCCTGGAGCTTCAAATAGAATGTTTAAAAGACAGCTTCTTGATTTAGAAAAATTTATAAATGCTCAATACAAAAAGGAGTTCTCGTTAAGAGAAGTAAATGAAGTTAAACTACTTGAAAAGCAACAAGAGTACGAAAAACAGGACTTATTAATAAGGCTTAATTCATTTAAAAGAAGACAAGAACTAAGGTATAAAGACTTTATGGCTTCAAATGCCACAGAAGAAGCTAAGGCAAAAGCTAAATTAGATTACAACGAGTCTATTAGATTAGCTGAAGAAGAGCATCAAGAAGCATTAACTTCCCTAGAGTATTTACAGGCTACAAAAAGGTTCAATCAACAATTAGAGTTGGTTAGAAAGTTTAATGAAGATATGCTTCAGCTCAGAGGAGAATTAGCTAGAACAAGAGCTGGTTCTGTAGGAACAGACACAAGTACAGGTAGATTGAATAGACCTCAGTCAGATGTAGGTGCTGAAAATATCGACAACATAATTGCCGCACAAGACGCTGTAGGAGTTATAAGAGAGGAAGAGTTTCAAGAAGCCTTAATCGCTAAAGAAGAGCAGTTAAGATTAGCTAGTTTTACTGAACTTCAAATAAAAATGGAGCTTAGGCAGATGCAGCACGCTTTTGACATAGAAACAATCGACCAAGAGATTGAGCTCGAAAGAATGAAAATAGAGTCTAAGAAGCAAATTAATTTAGAGTACGTTTCTTGGGTGGGTGGACTTAGTCAGGTGTTCAAGGGTATAGCTGGAGAGAATGAAGGTCTAGCTAAGGCCGCTCTTGTTCTTGAGAAGGGTTCTAAAATAGCTAAAATTGTAATTGATACTACCGCAGCCAATCAAAGCATTTTGGTTGCCGCTTCTGCAAGAGCAATGGCTGGAGACCCTACAGCTATGGCTTTAGGTAAGACAAGAATTGTAAAAAATAAGATTGGAGCTGGTATTTCTATTGCTAGTATATTAGCCACTAGCCTTAACCAAAAAGGAATTAAAGGAGGAGGTCCTTCTGGCTCTGATACTGGAGGAGGCGCTCCATCAAGAGAGTTTGACTTTAACCTAGTAGGTTCTACAGGTGTTAATCAATTAGCTCAAGGTGTAGGTGCTCAGTTTAGCCAACAACCAATACAGGCATACGTTGTATCAAGTCAAATGACATCACAGCAACAACTAGACCACACTATACAGACACAAGCTTCTATAGGAGATTAGAAATAAAAACAAAGTTAATTGTTATAATATTATGGAAAACTTAGACATATTTGAATTATTCATAGACGAGGAAAATGAATGGGGTGGTATAGAAGCCATTTCCATTGTTGAGAATCCAGCTATAGAGGAAGACTTTATAGCGCTTAAATCGCAAGAAGTAAAGCTAGCCGAAGTAAATGCAGAGAAACGTATTCTTATGGGTGCTGCATTGATTCCTAACAAGAAAATATACAGAAGAAACGGAGAGCAAGAATATTACATTCACTTCTCTGAAGAAACTGTAAGGAAAGCTTCACAGCTTTTTCTATCAAGGGGTAAGCAAAACAACTCAACCTTAGAACACGAAGTAGAGCTAGGTGGCTTATCTGTTGTAGAGTCTTGGATAATAGAAGACGAAGTACAAGACAAGTCTCGTAAATACAATCTTAATATGCCTGTAGGAACTTGGATGGTATCTGTTAAAGTAAATAACGATGAGATATGGGAAGAGTTTATTAAGACTGAAAAGGTAAAAGGCTTTAGTATTGAGGGGTTCTTTAGTGACAAGAAATCTGATAGACCACAAGAAAGTGTAGAGGAAGAGTTGTCAGCAGAAGACCTAGCTAAGATATATGAGATACAAGAGATTTTAAGCGCTTCTAACGAGGTTGAACTAGAAACCTATAGCGATTATCCAAAGGCTGCTAGAAACAACGCTAAAAGAGCCTTAAAATGGAAAAAAGAGAATGGTAGTTCTTGCGGAACAAGTGTGGGCTGGACAAGAGCCTCGCAACTAGCTAGAGGCGCTAGTTTGAGTCGCTCTACGATTGCAAGAATGGCATCGTTTAAGAGACACCAACAACACAAAGATGTACCTTATTCTGAGGGATGTGGTGGTCTTATGTGGGATGCTTGGGGAGGTTCTGCTGGAGTCAACTGGGCTATTAGTAAGCTTAAACAAATAGATAAGTAATATGGGTCAGGTATTTAACACTTCTTACAAGGTAAAGACAGATAATATGACCGATGGTCAGTTATCTAATTCTAATATAGAGAATGGTTCTTTAGTTAGGACTGATAGTGGTCTTTACATGGGGCACTCTGGAGAGAATGTAAGAGTGTACCCACAAAGTGCTGGTTCTTTAGGATTAGGGTGGATGCGTATTGATGATACTCAGTACGATTCTGATAATAAACTCAACCTAGTAGACCAAGTACAAGTTGTATTGCCTAACAATGCTGGTAATATAGTAAATAGCGATGGTGCTAATTATTACGATGCAAACACTCAGAAGTTAATTTCTACAAATGAGAATGACGTTTTCATAACAACTGTTGTGTTTAAGGCTAGTGCAGCTAATTCAAATCAGACTCACCTAGATATAGTTCTTGTTGGTTCTGGTGAAATAGGAAGAGTGCATATGGTTCAACAATTCTACAAAGGAAACAATATTGAACAAGGTGTTCATCAAGTTATGCAATACTATACAGATGCAGATTTTGTTTCTAATGGAGTTCAAATAAAAATACAATCTCATGGCGGAACAGCTAAGGTGTGGGATATAATCTATTTTATACAAAAAACTCAATCAGCATAATATGAGAGCTAAATACTGTAAATGTAAAAATACATACTGCATAAGCTGCTGCAAAGATTGCAATGCGGCTGACTACTGGAAACAAGGCATAGGAGTTATTACTGGTATACCAGATTCTGATGACGACGATGACTAGATAAAAATGAAATAAACTTTAATTTAATTGTTATACTAATATAAAAAACCTTTAATTTATGAAAGCTACAGAAATTTTAGAAAAGCTACAAAATGTTTTTCTTTCTACTGAAGCGGAAGTTTCTGAGACTCCTATCGAAGAAGTCAAAGAGGAATTGTCTTCTGAAGAAGTAGTAGAGAACGTTGAGTTAGAAGCTCAAGAAGAAGTTAGCGAGGAAGTAGTAGAAGAAACTACTGAATTAGCTGAAGAAGAAGTCGTAGAGGAAGAAGTGGTAGAAGAAGAAGCTGCTGCTCCAGAATACGCAACTAAAGAAGACTTATCCAAGATGAAACAAGAGTTTATGGATGTTATTGAGAGTCTTGTAAAAAAAGAAGAAGAATACCAAAAAGAAGTACCAGCAGAATTGAGTTCTGATGTTGATTTATCAGAAGAGGCTGAAGAAATCTCTCATTCTCCTGAGTCTGGCGTAGAAAGTAAAGCTAGATTTGTTATTGGCGGTAACAGACCAATGACTACTAAAGACAGAGTATTCAACAAAATGTTTAATAATTAATTATTTTAATAAAAATGGCAACAAACACAACTATTACTACAACTTATGCTGGTGAGAAATTGCAAGGCTTTATCTCTGCTGCATTATTATCTGCTAACACTATTGAAAACGGTGGTGTAAGCGTTAAACCAAATGTTAAATTTAAAGCTGTTATCAAATCACTTGCTACAGGTACTTTGATTGCTGATGACACTTGTGACTTTACTGACAGTTCTTCTGTAACTCTTGATGAAAGAATCCTTGAGCCAGAAACTTTCCAAGTTAACTTACAGCTTTGTAAAGATGAT